CATTTGATAATTTTGATTTACTGTCTCACCAAAATTTAAACCAAATGAAGTAAGTTCATAATTTAAAAGATTCATAACTATTGCATTGTTTCCTTTTAAAAATACAAAGTTTCCTTCTGAATTGAAAGTAAAATCTTCTGTTCCATCCAAGATAGAATACATTCTTTCAAAACTATGCTCTTCTGGAATTATATCCTCTGAAGTTCTATATCCTCCACCTAAACCATTTAGTTGATCTGAGATAACTTTATGTTGATTTTGTAATGTTTCCCAATCAGGCTGAGGAGTTTCATTATCTCCCATCAAGTCAAATATATCTGCTACTTTATTTATGATTTGCTGTGTAGTTGCTATTAAAAGACCTTTCATTCCCATCTTATCTCACCTCACTTTAAAGTTATTACTCTTGAGACTTTAGTAATCTTTGAACCTGAAAATGTATAAGTTTCAGTTATTAACCATTTAGCATTTTCTATTGTCGAATATGTGAATTGTCCTGATTCGTTATAATAATATTTTTCCTGTATTGCTCTTCTGGGATAATCTATCTGAGTTAATCTATCAGAAGCATCATAAGTATAATTTTCATCTTCTTCTAAATTAAGATTTGTATCGAAATAAAGAAGCTCAAATAAACTATCAAAATCAATTCCATCTAATTTTGTTAAGTCAATGTCAGCATTAGAGGCTATATGTATATTAAATATACTTGCGTTTGGATGGTCTATAGGAATTTGAGTTCTATGACTTCCAACTAAAAAATCTGGTTTTAAATTCCTTATATCTGTAATTTTGTCTTGTGGAATTTGAGTTGCTCCTGCTAAAACTAAAACATGCGAACTTCCTAATGCGTCCTCTGGCACATCAGGTGCAATAGGAGTTTCTGCAGGAGTTCCTTGCAAATAAAGAACTTCTCTATAATCAAGGATAAAAGTAAGTTTCTCTTCATTGTAAATCTGCCCTGTATTTGGATCTCTAAAGGTTAAATTCTCTGTTTGATATTCTCTTGTTGCGTATTTTACTGCTATTGTATCAAGTCTTGGTAATGTAGAATGAGCCTCCTGAATCGTAATTTGATAATCTTCTGGGTGAACTATATTCTTCCAATTCTTCCATCCAGAACCTGCTTTTAAAATTACATTCATAGAAACAGGGTCCGTTGCTAAAGTATTCAATCCTGTGTGGACAAAATTATCTATGCTAACTACTTCTTTACCGTATTTTTCAAGATAGTTTTCATTCTTAACTTGAACATCGTTTAAATGTGTAGTTTGCACTAATTGATTATCAAAGAACTTTCTTCTATCCATATGTCTCACCTCCACAAGTAAGCTTAAAGATACTTCCAGCTGGTTTAATTCGGTTAACAGTCTCTTCTATGTGTTTATAGTCCCAGAGAGTTTTAAGACTTAACCAAGCAATTGTAAAAGTGTTCTGGTTTAGGTAAGCTTGATTAGTAAAGAATCCATCATAAGTTTTAATAGGAAGTTGTATCTCAAATTCATATTCAGTTAGAATTTCGGGATATTCATCCCATTTATATATTGTGCAAGTTTGAGGAGTTATCATTGAATCAACTGTTGCTTTTATCTTTGGTCTTGTTATTCCTCTTCCAAGATAAACTGCTTTTATTCTTGCCCTATAAGATTCATCAGTTTCATTTAGAAGTTTTTTAAGTGCTACATCCTTCCCAAATTTATCAAGCCATTCTCCTGTTGCTGTGTTTAAATACCTTTGGTTATCGTGTTCATTTTTAGTTTGAATAAATTTATCAAATGTATTTGCAAAAGCTCCAATTAAATCTTTTACAAGTTTTCCACTTTTGTTAAATACATTGTGTAATAAATTTAAAAGATAATTAATCATAAACGACCTCAATAATTCCAGCTCTTATAATTTCATAAGCCTCTGGTGTGATATCTGAATCATCAACTGTGCAATTCTTAATTTGCTCTAATTCAAGAACTTTTCTAATTATCTGAGAGTTATAAAGTGTTTCTCCCATTTTGAGAGAGTTAATGTATTCATTTGCCTTACTCTGAACCAAAATTGTTATTTCTGCTAAAGTCTCAGTAAGATTTTCTTTTAATGAAACTCTTATCTTTCTATCAACTGTTTTTATTTCACATCTTCTAACGAAATAAGCTTCTGAAGCTGATACCCAGTTCTCTAATTCATTATAGCAATTTCTTACAATCTCCCATGCTATATTTCCTGTCCCATCATCGATGTATATAATATTTGTTCCATCTCGAAAACTTGAGAAGGTTTCTATGTATTCTATGCTACCTTTGTTTGTTAAAGTATCAAGCTTTATCGTGTGTAATCCTTCAGTTGTGAATTCTTTCTCAATTGTTAACCTTGAATTTTCACCAGTTAAATTTATGTCTTGAACTTCACTATCAAAGTAAAGCTTAATAGCTCCATAAGTAGGATCGTTCCAAAGTGCCACTTTACAGTTTTTACACTTAGTTTTTAAGATAGCTTCTCCAGTTCCTTCTTTTCTCTGACCATAATAAAGATTTGTATTTTCTATAATTTCCCATGTCCCAGTAAAATTGAGTTTTATAATCGGATATTTCTCCCAGTTATCTTCTACATTACTTCTTACAGTTGCATTTCTAACACCAGTAACAGTTTTAGCTCCATATTTCAAAGCTGTCTTTGTTCCTCGAGTTAGTCCATCTCTAATGAATTCTAAAGCTCTATCTCTTAATTCATCATCAGTTTCATAATCTTCTCCGCCTGAACCTGAAACAGTATTTTCTACCCTAATAATTCCAGAAAGTTCTACAACCTGATATAAATAGTAAGGAGGGATATTATATTCAATTCCGACCTCTGTTGCCCTACATTGACCAGAACCTACTGTTTGTCCTGCAAGAATTATAATATCTTCTGTTGTCTCAAAAATCTTAGGATTAGGCTCATTAGTTATCACTCTTGTTCCAGCAGGAATTGTAAAATCTGATTCTTGTTCATTGATGTAAAAATTAACATTTGAGATTAAAGCTTTACTTCCAGTATTTCTTATTATATTAAAATCGCCTACACATTTATCAAGCCATTCACCGTCTGCAGTTAAAATGTAGTTTTGTAATAGAAAGTTATATAGCGTATTATATAATTCGCTTCCAATCTCTGCGTTTAATTCACAGATTGTTCTTAGAATTGAGCCAGTATTCCAATCAGTTAAAACTGAACTATGATCTTCTAAGTAAGTTTTTAAATCTGCTAATATCTCTTCAAATGTCTTCATAGTTTAATCCTTAAAAGCAAATTCTCTGGTTTATCGCTTGAGATTGGTATTATTTCTAAACTGATAACAATAGTATCTGTATATAACTCTTTAACTTCTAAATTATTAATTCTTTCAATTCTTGGTTCTTCTGAGAGTGTTCTAAGTAATTCTATAGCTATAATAGTCCTCAAAACATCTGTATTTGGTTTTGATATTAAGTTTTGAATTATTGTCCCATATTCAGGGTGCCAAATTAAAGCTCCTATAACTGTCCTGATTCTGTGAACTAAAGCTTGCTCTAAATTATCTAAGCCAGCAGTCCATGACAAATCACCTGCTTGATTGACTTGAAAATCTCCGTTATTTAAAAGTATATCTACGCCTAATAATTCATGTTCCATTTTTCCTTTAAATTTAATTCCTTATTAAAATAGATAAGTATTAATTGAAAAAGTTCTTTAAAAATTATCCAAAACTTCCAATTATAGATATTATTCCATTTTTAAATTTAAATCCACAAGGACCTTCTTTATCAACATGTATTATCTCTCCAACTCCATCTTTATTGCCTTTATATAGTCTTTCAGAATAATGACATCCAAAAGCATTTTTGATTTCATAATACCAACTATCTGCTGTCTCTTGAAGTGTTATCAAATTTCTACTCATTACTCTTCCTTGTATATGAGCCTCAGAAGCAGTGCTTCTTAAAACCATTCCAGTATCTCCTCCTACTTCTATTCTTGCTTGAGTATCTCCTTCAGTATCTTCAAGTGAAATAAGCTTATATTCTCCCATATTTCCTTCAATTTTTCTTTTTACTCTTCCATCAACCATATCTGCTTTAATCATCACCACATGACCTTTATTGTGAGTTATGAAGCAATCTCCAGCTTCAGTTATTGTCATTACTGTTCCTGTTTTATGAAATACTTTTATATTTCCATCTTTGTCCAATAAAATCCAAGTTCCCTTTTTATGCTTCAAAAGGCAATCTCCAATTCGTAAAGGTAAATCATGCTCTGGGGGAGGATTTGATTCGCTCCAAGCAAAGACAAGTATAAATCCATCATTTAACTTTTTATTTTGAAAACATACAACACATTCATCATTTACATAAGGAACAAAGGCTAATCCATAATCTTTACCAGCGTATAATGTCTTTATTTTAAGCCATCCAGTCTCAAGTGGACCATAAGGTTCAGTTCTACTAATTTTTACTTGTGCCAGCATTTTAACAGGATCAACCTTAGTAATAACTCCAGGAAGAGCTGTATAAATATTCTTAATATGTTTTCTTATTAATAATTCAGTTCTATTTAACTCATCCATTGTATACCGCCTTTGGGTCTCTATTCTCTACTAAAAGATTTGTAGTATATCTATCTGCTGAGAAATCCTGTGTTAATTCTTTAATCCAATAAAATCCAGAATAAGGTCCAGCATTTACCACCTCACAAAATGTATCTGCTTCAAGATAAGGAATTCCTGGAGTATCAAATTCAATTTGTATATATTCTCTCTCCATTTTCCATAAATTGTAAATTGCAAGTTCTTTAGCCATTAAATCAGAAGTAACAAATTTATTATCAATTACTTGAGTTTTTGTTTTACCTGTTATTCTTGGAATGGAACTCTCTGCTACTCCAGAATAAAGTTTTTTATCGTCAGACCATTTTACAACCTCTACTTTGTTATAAGGAAATTGTGAAGTTTGATGCTTTATCGTAGTATTTATCATATTAGAGTTTTGAAAATCATCAGGATATCCAAGAAGGAATTGATAGATTGTTTGATTTGTTTGTCTCCAAACTCCAAAATAAAGAGTATTATCATTCGTTAAGTAAGTATCTAATCCAAAAGAATCTGCAAGTTCAACTATTTGCTCCCATCTACTTTTATTTTCCATAATCAGATCTCCAATAAAATAATTGGGACAGTTTAGACTAAGAGCAAAATAACCACTATTTAAATCCTTTATAACTTTATGAATATTAGCATTCTCCCATTTATGAGTAATTGTGTCATCTATTAAAATTGATAGTTTACTTCTTGCTTCAAAAGTAATAATCGAACCATTTGGAGCTATATTAAAATTTGTCATATCAGTAAATCCAGAAAATACCCTATACCAATTGTATTGCTTCCATTCTTCATATGTAAGATAGATTTCAATAGTATTTGGCAAATAAGAATAGAAAGTTTCAAGATACCTATTATCGGTATTCTCTATTGTAATATTTGCAGTCTCTGCCTCTTTATGTCCCTTCTTAATAACTGTAATAGTATGTGGTAAAGTATCAGTTCCATTTATTTTAACAACACATCTTGGTTTCATAATATTTTTCTTCTATTAAAAAGATAAGTTTTGTGTTGAAAAGTTCTTAATAAATATGTTTAAATATTTTACATTTACCTTTCAATCCTTCCGTTTTTTTATATAATTATCATTATATTATTCTATCTAAGGAGCTTATAATGAAGAGATTGAAGGCAGTGAGAACAAACAATGGATTATGAATTATTTGGTTTAATACTGGGAATCATTTCATTTATAATATGGGGAAGTTATTACTTTGCTACACTCTTTTAAAAATCAGGAGGTATTAAAAATGAAGTTGCTACAAAAAAAAGTGAAATTATTTTTAACAATCGGAATATGTTTACTTTTATTTTGTTTCCTTATATCTTGCTCTTGGTCTAATCTGAATGAAGATTCCAATAATAATCAAAAATCCTCTCCTCAACAATCACAAAATGATCTTGAATTAATTGAACATAAATGGGTAAATACCGAATTTGGCGATGCATATATAGAAGGTATTGCAAAAGAATTTGGAAAAGAAGTGCTTGAGAAGATTGAAAAAGTAAATATTTTAGATAAAAATTAAAAATTTTTACACTTTAAATTATTATGTTTAC